CTTCATGGTGATATCGCGCACTTCCACCGTCTGCATGGCGACATCCGTGCGGTTCTCGATCGCCAGCTGATCGGTCACGAGCGCCCGAGCGAGCGGGACGAGTTCCTGCCAGGCGGGTTGACTCGTCGGAGCCTCTTCGACCTTCGCGCGGTCGTAGCCCTCCTCGATCAGACTCGAGCGCGTCTTGGCGGTCTTGCGCATCACGAAGTCCGACCCATCGAGCCCGGGCAGACTCGTACGGGAGGAGATGTACATTTCCTCGGGCGGCTCCGGTTCCACGCAGATCCGCTTTTCCGTCTTCGTGCGGCGGACTTTCAGATCGTACACGGTCAAGGGAGCGGGTCTCACCTGACTCGGGTCCTGAGCCTGCATATTTAGCGGTGCGTCAACCTGCTCCGAGCGCTGCTCGAGTATTTCGAGCTTCTCGTCCGCCTTCTCGGACAGCACCATGGCCATTTCGATTTCGGTCAATCCCGAATAGCGCGTGACCTCGGTGACCTGAATGTCCTTCAGGATGACCTGACAGTAGCCATTCCGTAGCATCCGGGCGTCCTTGATCATATCGTGAATGACCAGGAGTCCGTTGTTCATCGCCGTGAAGACGTGGTGCACCGCTTCGGTCTGGACCTGGGCTTCCTCGACATCATCCGGCCCCATGGGATCGAACACGCAGGGCGGACCAGAGGCGAAAATCTCCATGAGCTGCGGGACTTCCCACTCCACCGTATCTCGAATCTCAGGGATAACGATGGAGCTGCGCCCGGCTTCCTCGTTGCCGATGGGGCGGGCGTAATACGCATTGATCGACTCGTAGCGGTCGATCTCCAGGGTTGTCATGTCGGTGGCTGCGGGTTTCCCCAGCATCCCCACCGCAGCTCCAGCGGCCACGGGCGAACCGAGCGAATCGCGCTCGCACGCCTCAATGATGGAGAGCAATTGCGCATCCGTCATCGGGCCGCTGATTTTCTCCTCAGCCACGGCTGAGAATCTCCTTCAACGATTGACGCAACGCTTTGGTGAAGTCGCGCTCCAGGGCTTTCGTAAGCTGCACTTCCAGCGGCTGTCGTAGCGCGGTGACCTCGGTCTGCAGAGCCTTCACCTGGTTCTGTAGTTCGAGGATGTCATTCTGCATCTTGAGACTCATATCACGCGCCTTTTCGGATAGTTCAGAGGTGGAAGCTTGAGTCCCTGGTTCTGGTCAACCATCTGCGGGGCAGCCACGGCTGCGTAGCGGTACATATCCGCGCCGTGGCTGAATTCATCATGGACCGGCTCGCCCGGCTCGAGCGTCTGCTTGTTGATCGATCGACGGTAGCGACGCAGGCACTCGAGGAAACGTCCGCACTTGGCGCGGTTGATGAATACCTGCCCCAGGCTCATGCGCGCGATGCGCAGCTCGTCGGAGAAATCCCCTTGCGGAAGTACCGTCACGGTCCAGCCGAGTTCCTCGAGGATCTTGCGGGCCGTCTTGCCCGTCTTGTAATCCCCGTGATCCCCATCGTGCGGGAGAAACACGGTTCCGTAGTTGTAGGGCAGCTTGCGCAGCTCAGCGGAGTAGTAGTCAAGCGTCTTCTTGCTGTCCTCGAGATAGTCCACGCAGCGCAGCTGACTGATGTGACGCTGCCACAGGCCGATCGACATGTGATCGTTCCAGCCCATGTCAAAGACCGGGTGCACCCGGTGGAACGGATCGTACGGAAAGTCTCCCACGCGACGCTCCGCATCCATCTTCGCCATTTCCTCGGCGTAGATGGCGCCGGCGACGGCGGGCAGCGTCTTGCCTTCCCAGATGTTCTCGTAGTCCGCCTTGGACATCGTGCGTTGAGCGCGCTGGCGCTCCGCTTCCAGCGTATCGTTGAACCAGGGGTTATCCCGCCAGTTCACGTCGATCACGACGCCTTCGGACGGATCCAGGCTATTCGCAAAGACGTGGATCGGATCGGAGGGGAGTTCGGGGTTGTACGAGAACCAGATCTCTGAGCCGGGCTTGCGAATGGTGGGGGTCAGCATGTTCAAGGAGCGCTGCGAGAGCACACGCGCTTCCTCCACCCAGGCGCCATCGTAGCCTTCATAGCTCTTGATCGACTCCGCGGTCTCATCCGATAAGCCTGTGAAGGTGAACTCTGTCGCATGGTGCTTGCCGAAAATGCCCTGCCTCTCTACCCGATAGGCGGCTGAAAGTCCCAACCGTTCAATCTGCTCCTCAAGCAACTGATGAACGCTCTCCTTGATGCTCGACTGATATTCGCGGGCACAGAGCCAGCGTGTCGGTCGCTCCCAGCCTCGAATAAGCAACGCATCTGAGATGCTCCAGGACTTCATGGAGCCCCGGCCACCGCGCAGCACCTTGTAACGGTGCGGCTCAAAGAGCGGTCGGAGCTTTTGCGGGAACTGCGCTCGAATCTGCACTCACGAACTCAATCACCGCCTTGAACGGAATGGCCTCACCATCCGCACCAGTCAGCTCTTTGCGATCACGCCATTGGTCGGGCCGGCGGTTCTTCAACCAGTTGAATGCGGCTCCCGGATCAGGCGGAACATGCTCCCGATACGGCACGATCACCGGAGTGCCCTTGTCCTGCATGATCTTGACGGAGTCGTATTCGTAACCGACTGCTCGATTGAACAGAGACCGCTCTACGCGATCGTCAGCCGGTGCCTTTCCAAGCTTCAGTGCGTCGCGAAACTCAGCATGCTCAGAGAGCCATCGATAAAGCGTTGCTCGATGCACGCGAAGCACATCGGCAATCTCTTGGTCCGTGGAGCCTTGCTCACACAGACGCTTGGCGATGTCGCAATACTCGGGCCGATACTCGGTCGGTTTTCCGGGCTTACGCGACGTCTGGCGGCGGCGACTCGACATTCTCAGCCTTCGGACAATCGCACGCGCTCAGCTCGATCTGGTGCCACTCGCCGCTGTAGGGATAGATCGGATCCGTGATACTCACGTGATGTTCACCCAGGCAGTAGAGCGAGCAACGCTTTTCCTGATCGCGCTTGAGCCGGATCATTTTCCGCTGTTGCCCAACTGGTGGAATTCATCCGCGCTGCGTGGCTCGCGGTGATTGGCCTGATAGTGCTCGCCACGGGGGACTGTGCCGCGCCCGCCCTTCGACTTGCCGCCAAAGTTCTCCGCAAAGGTCGCTTCCTTGCGCAAGGCCGGCGAGCTGGATTGCTTCGCCTTCTGAATCTTGCCCTCGGGGATCTTCTCCCCTTGGGGGACGCCAAGCTTTTTATGCAAGAGACCTCGGCGCGAGGGTTTGATCATCGGAGCAGCCATATCAGACTCCAGCGGTGTTTGTTTCACGTGGAACGGTGTTTGAATCATCCGCTGATTTGGACTCAACGGCAAGCCGCTTACGCTTGGGTGTGTTGCCCCCTTTCCGGCCTGCCTCGATAGCAAGCTGCCTGTTTTGGCTGAACGAACGCTGATGAGGGAGCAAAGCTTTCCCGCCCATACTGGCCCAAGCTTTGCGTTGTTCGGGTGTGATCATTCGCGCACTCCGGAAGGTTGGTTACTCGCCGATCTGCAGCAAGCCCCCTTTGTGTCCCACCTCAGGAGCGGCGTTCTGTTTGCAGCACGCGGTCTTCAGCACCCGGCAGTTGTGCAGACGGCAATAGATATCGCGCCCCTTGCTGTCGGGCGCAAAGGCACGAACTCCCAGGGGACAGCGCGCGCAGCTCCATCCCTCGCCGTTCAGCGGAACACCGTACGAGCCCTCGATCAGGTTGCTGACCTGCTCCGGATCCCCTGCGCACTCGTCCTCGTAGTGCTCGCAGCTTCCGATCTCGAGGTTGAGCGGTCCCACCCCGCCTGGCATCTTCTTCAATCCGTTACCGGGTTTGATGAAGGTGCAAACCTTGCCCTCGTGCATATTGCATCCACCGCAGGGATAGATGCCGTCCGGGTCGTAGGTGCGCGTGTTTCCCGTCCACGGGTCGGCGTAGTACGAGTGATTGGCCGCTCGGAGCCGATTGTGGTTCTCCACGAGCTCGCGCTCAGGCCCGACCTCCCGCGGCTGGATGTAGAGCCCGTCAGGCCCCCGAGGGGGAGAGATCAGTTTCCGTTTCAGTTCCGTCATTCGAGCAGTCCTAGCAGCCGCACTTCTTGCACCACGTGCAGTGTTTTCGAATCCACAGGGGCAGCCTGCAAACTACCCAGCCACAAAACCCGTTGGCGATCCAGGTTGCACGACCGGCTGGGGAATGCTGAATCCTACTTCCGCAGTCCAGTTGCTCGTCGCTGCAACCCCGTCCAGCGTGTCGGTCTGATCCACCGCAGCCCAGTAGTTGCCGGGAGGTAGCGGCTTGCCGAGTTTAGCCGCGATGTCGGCCGGAGTGGCCGTCGTGACACCAGCATCCAGAATGACGGTGTACTGGTACTTACCGGGTACATGCTGCGTGTCGCCATCCTGACGGATACCGATCGTGGCGGCCGATTCGGTCTCACCGGTGGGCAAGGGATTGCCACTGTCGTCCGTGGTCGCCAGAGCGAACGAGAAGCCTTTGACAAGCGGGGTGAATACGGGATTTGGGGTAGACATCATCATCTCCTTCACACGTTGATAGGTTGAATCTTGATCAGGGTACGAGGGGGTAGCTTGTGGCTATACGATTGGGTGACTTCGAGTTCGAGATGTGCGGGCGAGTCATCCACAAGCACCTGAGCATAGCGAAGAGCATCGATGACCGGTTTGACACTGCCGACCAGATTATCCGGATCCAGCTCACGGCGACCCCGGCGATGGATCGTGATACGGGCCTTCTGGAAAGGCACCCGTTTCGTGTGCCCAGCCTGTAATAGAGCGACATTCACTTCCTGTTGCCACACCTGACTGTTGCGATAACGGAAGCGCCAGTGCTTGCCCAGGAAGTTGTTAGGGCTTGCCGGCGCGCGCGGAATCTCCAGTGTGATCATCGCAGCATATACCGTAGCATCTGGATACCAGCACGTAACTCCGCGGTGCGCTCATTGGGCAAGCGATCCTCCCACCACTTCCACCAGTGCGCGGGAGTGAATTTCCAGTATTTCTGTTTGGGAGCTTTTACCCTGCGCACTTCGTCCCGGTGTTCGTTGTACCAGCGCATGTAGTGCAAGGAGCACATCCCACGAGCATGCGCCTTGGCGCCACATTCACACAAAGTCACGCGCTTCTCCGCTGGTCGTGGGACTCGCACAACTGACGGGCCCGCTCGTCGCTGCTCTCCGTGCCCAAGTCACGACTCGTCCCAAATGGCGTCAGCTCGTAGCCGATCCAGTTTTCCTCTGTAGCCTGCACGACGCAATAGCGCTTGTCGGCAGTATGTTGTACTGCGCCGTTGGGCTTGTCCCACTTCATTGGTACGCCGCCTCGGGCAGATAGCGAGTGGATTCGTCGTGGCGGTGGAGTTTCAGCTGACGGGAATTCTTGTCGTAGTATAACTCCATTTCACCAATCCAGTTGATATCTCCACGTTGCTTCCAGACTGTCAGCTTCGCGTCAAACTCCTTATCGTGTTGCCTCTCCAGCGTTACGACGAGATCTGCTTGAGCCACAATGTCCTGAGCCCCTCGAATGTCATAGAGGTCCATTGCTCCACGGGAATTCGCTGTCTTTCTAGGGTGTGCAACAAGATGGACGTGAGCATTTGAAAGTCGGGCGAGTCTTCCAAGCATATTCCCCATTTCCCGCTGTCCGTCGTAATCATCGGTGCGGATATCGAGTCGCATGAGGGAGTCGATGACGACATGAGTCAGGCCATACCTCTCAGCAGCAAAGCGGATGATCCCCATCAGCAACGTGGGCTCAATCATCTCGGTTGAATCAAACACGTAAAGCCGCTCGTCCCATTGGTCCAGGCACCACTCGCGTTGGGACTTGGTCGGTGAACGTGTACCCGTGGCCGTGCACATGAACTCACGCCAGACATCGTCGGGACGTTCCTCCAGGCTCACAAACAGCGCTCGGTGATGATTCAGCAGGGCGTGCAGCATGAGCTGGCGCAGAAATGCCGTCTTACCGCTGAAGGTCGGGCCTGACCAGACGGTGACCTTGCCAGGCATGAACCGGACGTAGTCGTTCACGCCCGCCCACGGGAGTGTCAGGCCATCCGACAGCGGCGGCCGGAACTGCTCGATCAACGCCTGAGCGATACCATGCCGAGGCGACATGATCCGGGAGTCTCCCTGCTTGCGACCAAGCTCCAGCAGCCAGTCGTGATCGTCCCGCGTCACCGCTATCGTGTTGCCGATTTCCCTCACTGCAGCACCACCTGGCGTCCCTGGCCCCGGAAGTAGGTCGCAA